TTCACACGACGACGACCGCGGAAGTTGACCTTGACGCGACGCTTGATCTCGGTCATGATAGCCGAGGAATCAACTTCCTGATCCGAAAGACCATCGCCATTGATATCGGTCAGCTCCACCTCGACTGGCTCGTATTGAACGACATCAGGGCGGATGTAAACGATCACGTCGAACTCGTAATGACCATCGAACATCACGTCGTCGAAGTCCACTTCAGCAGCTTCGGACAGGCCAGCTGGCAGGTTCTCGAAGGTTGCTTCTACTTCGTATCCGATGACGTCATCGTCGTCTTCCAGGAAGTCCATGAAGTCGGATGCAGCTTGCTTGTTCTTGAAGGTGATTTCGAGAACGCCATCAGCGTATGCGCCTTGGTCACCGCCGAGCTGTCGGCCGTTCTCCTTCAAGCGCATCACGATTTCCTTCTCCATCTCCGTCATGTCAACGAAGTCAGCTTCGGTCGCGTCCTGGCGGACGTGCTCTTCAAGCACCCCGAAGACTGAGCCTTCCTCGAGACGCTCCTGAAGTGTTTCGGCCATGGCCGTCTTCAGGTTCTTGATGACATCGAATGTGTCAATTTTGTTCAATGTACCCATCCTGGCCTTCGCCTACTTTGGTTGGATCCCCATCTGCCGCGGGCAGCTGAGGTTGTGGTGGTTGGTCGGGCTGCTGGGTCGTCGGACCATCTGGTCCGCCTTCACCATCTGGAGAAAGAATCTCACCCGCATCCTTTTCCTTCTGGATCTGCTGCTTCTCAGCTTCGATCTCTTGATCGTTCTGACGGAGTACAACTTTCTTGACCGTTTGCAGACTGAAGTACTTGCCGACGAAAGGATCGATAGTCTGTAGAACTCCCAACCGATTATTTAAGGCCTCGGTTTCTTTGAGTTCAACGAAGTTATTGTCCTCAGCGAATGTCCACTTGAACTCCGCTTTGATCGCACCCCATTCATCGGTCCGAATAATCTTCTTCAGTACCAGCTGGGTACGGAGCAGATCTTCCATGAAGACCAGGAAGCGTGAACGTAGGAGACTCAGGAACTTCGTGAAGCGGTATTCATCACGTTGGATTTGAGTACCACGACCGAAGTCAAAAGTGCTCGTCTCTTGCGTGAGACGTCCACGAGGAACGTTCAGTGAGCGCCAGAGCTTGTCACGTAGGTACTCGACTTCATCCAGGGTGTCCTGTGAGGACTGACCTTCGAGCGTGGAGATTTCGGTCCCCTTGCCGCCGTCACGACGTGGAAGCCAGTAGTCTTCCATCATCGACACGATGTTGCGACGATCAGCCAACGAACCTGTCTTGGTGTCGTAGGTCATCTTCGTCTGGAACTTAGCCATCATGTTCTTGATGTACTCTTCCGCTCGGTTCTTCTGGAGACCAGACACGTCGATGTAGATCGCGCGGCGCTGTGGAGCGCGGACGACTCGGAAGATGATCATTGCCTCTTCCATCATCTTCAGGTTGTTGTACGGGATGATAGCCTTCTTGAGGTATCCCACGTAGCGACCGAGGTTACGGTCGAACAGACCAGAGTTGATGTAGGCGATGGCATCAGGATGGATCTGGATGCCTTGAACTTGCGTGCCGTGCTGGAACTGCACGACCTGCTGAAGTGGGTGTGTGCGGTGATCCCACGCACGGTAGATGTAGACGTCGCGGACACGAGAGATATCGAACGTGCCGTCCGGACGTGGTTCAGGGACAATTCGAACCTTGCGAATCTTGAGAGGATCAACTACGACGACCTTCTTGATTCCCTTACGCGGAACATTATTGTCGATGATCTTGTGTAGAAACAGACGAGAGTCGACGTACCAGTCGTCAAACCATTGCGTCCCCTTGGAGTCGAAATCGATCAGATCGTAGAGGTAGTCGAACTCTTCCTGAATCTTCTTCTGGATGGAAGATGACAGCTTGGTCTTGTTGTTGAAGTTGATGTCGAATGCCTTCTTATCAGGCACGTCAAACACGAACACTTCATTGCGGATTTCTTGCAGGGCCTCGTCCACTTCTGACGTGGAGGCAAGCTCCCGATAGTTCTGGATGAGTTGAAGTTCATCCGTCGAGAGTGTCGAGAAGTCATACGGGATCGAGATGATGCCTGCACCATCTCGATAGAAACTCTCGGAGACCGCGGCTTCCGATGTAATCTCACGATCGAGATTGAACGTCAGAAGCTTTGTGGTGTCATCCTTTGTGAGATTCAGATTGCCAAAGAGGTCGTTCTTCGCCATGCTATACCTTCGTTTGAGGTCACAGTGTATTTAGAGGGCCTTGCGGCCCACCAAATTACGACGTGACGTCCGAAGACCAGCCGTTGATTGCGAAGTTGACCTGCTGCAGAGCGACCTGGTCGTTCTGGTCGTAACCGAGTGTGACTTCACCAACCTGAGATGGGAACATGCCTTCGACCTGGTACTCACGAACGACGTTCTCGGCGCGGTCTAGAGCCTGGACAAGTGCGCGAGCGTACGAGTTGATTGGGTTAACCATCTGCGGCTGAGCGACGTTGGAACGAAAGCCGAGCAGCATGTCGTGCCACTTCTCGAACACACCACGAGCGAGGAAGTCGTTGTCAAGCAGAACGGATACGTTCCAGTCGTCGAAGACCTTGTCGCCTGGGACCTTGACCTGACGACCCATGTATGGGACATCAACAACGCCGAGATTCGATGAAGGGATCTGAGCTGCGACGCAGGTGAAGGAGATCTTCTCGGATGCCGCGATTGCCGCTGGGACACCAGGTGGGAAGGTCAGGATCACACGGTAGCGGTTCGGACGGTAGCCACCACGTTGGAAATTGGACAAAAAGTCATAAACCGAGGAAATTGCCATTTGAGGTCCTTTTTGATAGGTTGGAAGATGATATCCTAGGACTCAACCTATAATGGAGTATCAAGTCTATTTAAGAAACCAAAAAGAGACCGGGTTTCCCCGGTCTCGAAGTGTTGAAGCTTGTTCTCTTAGAACGTCTGGCCGACCAATTCATCGAACGAGACATCCTGACGGACAGCCACGAAGTTCAGCTGGATCCAGTTGATGCTGTACACCGGCTTGATGAAGAGGTCACCGATGAACTGGCGGTTCATCACGATCTGAGGGGTGTTGTTGGTTTCGTCGCAACGAACTCGGAAGTCGTCGATACCACCACGGCCCTGGTACTCGCGCATGTACGGCTCAACCATGTTCACGAAGCTTGCGCGAGTGAAGCGGTTGTTCTGTTCGAACAGGAAGTACTTGGCAGCGTTGCTGATCGTCTTGCGGAGCAGGATGAACAGGCGGCGGATACCGATCTGACTGAACGCGGAGTTCTTGCCGAGCAGCGTCTTGTCTCCGTACAGGATCGTACCGTCGACGTTGAACGTAACGACTGGGTTAATACCAACCTTATACAGGGCATCACGAGCAGCCTTGTTCGGGTTGAACGCCAGAGTTACGACGTTGCGGATGCGTCCCTTGGTGTAGCCACCTGGGCTGATCCATGGATCGGAGGTGTTGTCGACCAGCGCGCACAGACCAGCGATGTCGGCGTTGAGCGGAACCCAACGGTACTTATCGTTGTATACGTCGTACTGGAACTTCCAACCCGAGTCCATGACCGCGTAGGACGAGCTACGAGCAATGGTGTTGCGAGTCGCGACTGCCGAAACAGTTGCTGCGGACTGCGTCTTGTTCAGTACGTCGCCCAACTTCGGCGAGAAGAATACCAGGATGTCTCGGCGGCGCTCAGCGACATTGTCGATGGCGTGCTGAACGACAGCGGTGTGAGATGCGTCACCGCCAGCATCGCCCAGGAACAGCAGGGAGGCGTCAACCTCTTCAGCGTTCTCGAACATGTTCAGTGCGTCGACCAGCTCGTTCGCGGTGATCGCGGTGGAGTTTGCACCACCCGACAGGTCTCGGCCGTAGTGTGCGCTCAGAACCGAGTAGTTCGATGCAACGCCCAGCTGAACCATCGCAGTACCCCAATCAACACCTGTCAGGGTGTTCATCACGGCAGTTGCGGTCGCACCAGTGCCCGGACCACCGAAAGTGATCGTTGGAGCGGAGGTGTATCCCAAACCCGCGTTGGTGATGGTAACACCAGTGACTGCACCAGCGGTGATGGTCGCTGTACCAGTCGCTGTGACACCACCTGCCGCTGGAGCGGAGAACGTGACCGTTGGAGCGGTTACGTATCCAGTACCACCGGCGCCGATAGTCACGCTATCGATGGTTCCGTCGGTTGGATCAGTCAGACCAGTCGAGACAGGACGCAGAGCGTACACATATGGACTGGTGCGGTTGATGACGTTGACGTAGTAGTTCGGCTCGTTGTTTGGACCCTTGGCGTCAAGCGCCTTGGACACGAACGGATAACGCTCGAGGACAGCACCGACCACACCGGAGAAGAGACCCAGAGAGTCTACAACAACCAGGTGCATTTCGTCGAACGCAGCACCGACCGCTGCTGCGGAGTCGGAAGTTCCCGGTGCGAAGTCGAATTCGTTCTTGTATGCCCAGTTCGTCCAGGTGTTGGCGTCGCATGCCGCAATGGACAGCGAGTTACCGAGGACACCAGGGTAACGAGCGATGAAGTTTGCAGTTGCAGAACCGGACGCAACGACATCGAAGTGCTGGCGGTTCTTGACGAGGACACCGCTTCCGGAGTCGTCTGCGTTGATTGCGTCTTCGTCGACTGCACGAACGACCTTGAGGTCGCCAGTGTATGCGAGGAAGTTGAACGCAGAGAACCAATCGACATAGTTGTCGTCGGTTGGCTTACCGAACTGAGCTTCGAGTTCTGGCGCGTTGGTGATCGTGGTGATTTCTTCTACTGGACCCCAGTGGAAGTTACCAGCGAATGCACCACCAGCCGCGCCTGCCGTACCAACGATGTTGATAAGGTCGATCTCGCGAGTCTCAACGCTCGGGCTTTGCTGAGTGAATACGGACATCTTTTTCTCCTGGAAAGGTTTCACATCTTCCAGTCTATTTAATGAATTGAAAGTCTTGAGCCCGACTTAGAAAGGCTTGTATTCTCCCGGATTCGGCGTGCGCCTCGGGAAGAGCCATGAAGAATCTTGTTCGTCGGGCAAGCCATCATTGACGAATCCGAAGGCGCATGTGAAGTCGTCCTGACCGACGAAGTTGTCGATCATCAGCTTTCGAACGTTCAAGTCGACCATCTCTGAGAAGTATGGCTGCTGGCTGAACCATGCGAAAGAGACCAGAGACATCACGATGTCGTCTGTCTTACCGTCCTCAGCTGCGAAGGATGTTCCCTTCTTGGCGAAGCAGGACAGCTCAGCGACAGTATCGAAGTCGACCACCTGGAGCTTGTCACCTTCAATCAGAGACTTCAGGGCTGTGCAGCCGAGAGCCTTGGTACGCTTCGACGTCCTGACACCGAAGTCTTGAGATCGTCCACCGCCTCGGAGGTCATCAGGCTTCTTGCCTGCGCCTGCTCGAGACATCAGGATGTTCTCGTATTCAAGATCAAGCCACAAGGCGTCAGAGGTCTGCTTACCGATGGAGTTTGTCTCAACGATGACCAGAGCCTCGTTATACTGACGTCCGACACGGTCGGTCATGGATGCCAGCTGGAGGGGGTCGATGTAGTTGTCACGGATCATGACAACCTGCTCGAACGGCATGACGCTGCAATCGACCACGGAGATGACCGAGTAGTCCTTTCCGATACCTTCTGCCACGTCGACAGTTAGGACGTATGAATGCCCTGGGACTGGATCCTTGTAGATGCGATAGTCGCGGTTGCCGCCCAGGAGCTTCATTGGTTCGTCGTATGTCAGAGCGACCAGTTTCGCGCCTGAGATCAGAGTGTCTGAGCTGCCCTGGAACTGCGTCTCGAATTCCTGCTGGAATTGGCGCTCAGACATGTTCTTGAGCTGAGTCTCTTTCCACTTCTCATCGCGCTTCGGGTGCTCCCACCAGAATGCTTCGTCGCGGATGAATTCGTTATTGCCCTTGCGAGCGTCTTCCCAGAGCTTGAAGAAGTGATTCATTCCGTTCGGGGTCGACGTCATGAACAGCTTCGAATTATCTCCTGAGGTGATAACAGGATAGTTACCAGTGTACTTGGTGTACGCGTCCTCAACGAATGCGTACTCGTCCCAGTACAGGATGTTGACGGATCGACCACGAAGCTCACCAGTACCTGTGAAGATTTCGGAGCCGTTGCCGAGGATGATGTTGCCTTTATTCCAGGTCGAGACGCCAGGCTGCAGGAACCACGGAAGGTTCTCGTACATGCCCTTGATGCGCTTCAGGATTTCTGCGGACTGCGCACCCTTCTGCGCCATGATGGCGATTTCGAAAGTCTCGTTGAACAGAGCGTACCAGAGTAGGATTGCTGCAACCGAGATACTCTTCCCTTGTTGGCGTGGCCACTTCCAGAGGACGAATCGATTCTCAACGAGTTTCTTGATTGCGCGGTTCTGGTAATCGAATAGGTCGAACAGTTGGACGCCCTTGTCGAGGGTGACGATCTTGCAATACTTGCGAATGAAGTATTCATAGTCTACAGTGCAGCGATCGATCTCATCAGCTTGCTCTTGCGTAAGTTGTAGTACCACTCCGGATCGCTTGATCCGTTCATCGCCATTGTAGCCGTTCCGCTTCTTGAACTGGCGGCTCAAGTTATCAGTGATTGTCATACAGTATCTATTCCGTCTTGAATGATGGTCGAATAGGTGTTACAGTTCATCTAAGGTAGTCATATTCACATCACGCCCGTCTGAATCGAAAGTTA